CGGCCATACTTACTAGAATATAAGAAGACAATATCTCCTTTAAGAGATGAAGTGACACTAGACTGTTGACATGAGTCACTACATTGGATTTCAATAATCCATGTGGATTTAGTGGTAGATTATGATGCTGCCTTGATTTTCTTAACCTAAGCCCTTAATTTTATGATGGAAGAATATAATATTTATTTCTTATTTTAATAACATCTTTATATTACTAACTCATAATTGTCTATTTGATTACATCTTGCATGATTGAACACCAAGGAGATTTTATCCTAATTAATATTTTATATTTTATTTTCTATTTAAAATGAATTGCTATGTCACAAAATTTGCCAGCACATCTTAATTTGTTTTCTTTCTAAAAGATTTAATGATCAAAGGGACTGAAAGCCGAAGTGCAAGAGCTAACAAAGCTATGACAATCACAGCTCCAAGAATGTACCCACCTATTTTGATCAATGCTTTGAAAGGTCCCCCAAGCCAGTCGACTAGTCCACTAAACCACCCAAACAGAGACCATGAGTCTTCGGACGGGTTGACTACTGTGGAGTCACCACCTGTTGTGTTAGTCCCAGTTGTCACATCAACAGCAATTAAGTGTCCTGATATTACCATTGTCTTGTCAGGTCCTCCACAGGTATAAGACATTGTCTCTTCAATCAGTGGTTTAGAGAAGTGTAATATCTGGCAATAGTCTTCTGTAGAAGGCCTCAATTCTAGTGCCATGTTTATTGAGAAGTCCTTACTGTGTGCAATATATGTTGTAGACTGTGTCACCTTTGCCCTGATGCACACTTTGGCTCCTTCATTGCAGGAGTAGCACCCGCTCATGTTAGCAAATGAGGCAGTGCAATCTTTCACAGTAGACAGGAAAGAAAAGTCATACTCATCTAGAGAAAGACTCACTTGTGCCTTAACACTCCTACTGGCCATGGCTTGGACTGTTTTACCATCTATTGAGGAGGCAAATGTCATGCCCCCTCTGGTTTGAGGTAGTGATCCTTTGAGGAATGCTGTAAAAGGGTCTATCAGATTAGCAGTACACTCGACGCTGTCCATATGAGGTCTATAGTTGATGGTGTCCTGGATTCTAACACAAGACTTATGGGCACTCAGAGCTGCAGCTTCATTTGAACATCTTATTTCACCTATCTGGCCTCTTCTGGGCACATTAGGGAATGGCTCGTCAACTAAGGCAAAACCACCTTCTCTGTTTTGTAGGAAGGTGAATGGGTTCGATGAGGTCATACCTTCTGCATCAAGGGCAAGGGTGATGGAGCCCCATGGGAACATTTTCGTGTTCATATCATTTAGAACTACCTTCTCAACATTTCCTTGCGTGTCTTTGACCTCAAGAGTTAACCTGTGCACCCAATCCACGCAGCTAAATGCTCTGATTGCCTCTTTTTTAACACTCTCTAATTCTGCATGAACGAAAAGGCATGAGGCCTGAATATTAAAACAGCCACAGCCAAGACCACCACACTGCTCGAAACACCGGTTTTCATACATTCTTTCATTGTCAACTAGATTCTTAAACTCTCCGGATACATGGTCATTGTTCCATTTCTGACATGAGTCACCGGTACACCCTCCCACTAAATGACATCTTCTCGAGCTTAGGCATTTTGGTATGTACAGCCCAGTCCAGAAATCCTGGCCCTCTAGACAAATTAGCTCACTTGACAGAGTCTTAACTGATATAAACTTCTTTTGATCTTCCTGGCTCCCTTTTAAGACTAAACAGGCTTCAGACCCGATTGGACCAGCTTTCAGAAGAACACTTCCTGAAGCCTTGCAGTTTGTAGAGCCTCCTTCTGTCTGACACTTAATCATTTTTGATGATGCTATTGCCATTTCTGTGCAAGCATAAGATCCAGTTACCAGAGCCATTAGAAGAGGGAGAGCATACTTCTGAATTGGTACAACTCTTCTTCTAACTGCAAGTGGTCTTTCATCTTCCCAGCCAATTCTTTCATTCACTATCCCTGTGGCCCTCTGCAGACCTTTTCTAGTGGCTGCAAGCAAAAATATTAGTAGATGAGATGTCCATTTTATTGGGTATACCACACATTTTCTCACTGACTTCACCTTCTTCATTGTGTAGAACAGTGCTTTTAGAGCTAATCCTGTTACAGCAATAACTAGACAGCAGATGACAAAAGAACTCAGAAAGGAGTGGCACTGATAGTTAATGAAAACTTCCCAACAAAATATGCAGGAGTGGGCTTCACATTGATCTCTTGGCTTGCAGGAGATGGTCAGCTTGCTGCTAACATCTGTGTCATCATGAGCCAAGTGTACACCTATCTCGCCTCCTTGTGACTTACTTAGCCCTGGATATGGGATTGTGATCTCAGTACCAGACTTCTGCGATGCAGATCTGCATGACCCATGTGAGCAGGCTGTTGCACTAAGAATATTAAAACCAGTGGATCTAATCATGATTCCATCCTGCCTGCACTCATAGTAACAAGATTGACATTCTTGTGTTGACTTGACTGTGAGTGGTAAGACCTCTCTGTATACTAGAAGAGTCTCATACCCCACACAAGCAGGCATAATCCAAGACCCTTTTATGTCAACATACAAGGGACCTCCCCCTGGCGCACTCAGACAGTATGTATCTGGGTACTCCTGTGTGCACTTAAAATGAGAGCAGAAAACCTCATCTCCGGTACATTTCTTGGTTTTTGTTGAGTCAACATTTTTGCAGTCTGTCATAGCAACTCTCAGCATGAGCCTAGTGTCTGTGGCATCCTTCTTATTACCTGAACTCTGACCAACATGCTGATAACAAACAAAGGAGTCATTATCTATCACTTCAACGCTCTTGACCTTTAGATGTGGCAGATACAATTTTTTCATTCCTGATGAGTGAGAAAATACCGCGAATGGCACAGTTTCATAGTTTGTGGTCCATCTTTTACAGGTTTTGATGTCCTGTTCTCCAATTCTGCACACACCTTTGATCTTTGGCTGGGTTCCTTCATAATTAGAACTACCCTTTTGACAGACAACATCCTGAAGAGAGACACTGCCTTTTGTTATTGCATCTTTCTGGGTCAACTTTCTGCACTGAAGGCAATCCTCAGTCACCTCATGTTCGTCGGCACAGATCATTCCTCTAAGTTTTCCTACTGAGTCTATGTAATGAACTGACCTCATGTGGTTTGGGCAGGACATCTTCATAAATTTCATCTCATCAAAGCACTTCTTATTTGACCTCTCAGCATCTGTCTTACACACCCCATTGTCGTCCTTCTGGATGATATTATTGGTTACTGCCTCTAATGATGAATACTTATGGACAAAAGTGTTAAAGAGTGGATATTTGTTGTCATCCAGAAGAGTAAGGAAACTGGAACACTTTGTTCCATACGTGACAGAAGCACAATCATTATCCCCCCCGTCGAAGAGGAATGTCCCAATTCCTGGTCTGTTTGCTGCATGAGTCCAGTTATTTAAATCAGCACCCACTGCACTTAGTAAGGAGACTACTGTCAAAGCAGTTGTGATAGCCTTGGGTGCAATAGTAGTAACAGGCACTCTGGCATTCTCTAAGCTTCTCAGTTTTGCTTTCAGTTGCTGTAGCTCAGCTCTATCATTGTGTATATCCTGTTCTCTAGCTCTGAGCCTGTCCTCTAGCAGCTTTCTCTCAGCGTCTCCGTGTCCTATCTGGGCTTTGTGTTCTGCGCGCAACCTGTCTCTATCCTCCCTCTCATGTTCGAGTCTTGATTTCAAACTATTGATCTCCTCCTTCAGGGTGCTCAGCTCGTGATCTTTACTTGAAATGACATGGACAAGAGATCCTGGGTCATTGTTTCCAGATGTCAGTGACTTAATCCTATAAGAGATCTCATCACTAAGATCATCTGGCTTCTCTGAAACTTCAGGTGGAGAAGTCCCTTCCTCCACACTTGCACCCTTGGGGAAATGTATAATTTTGTTAGTTGAATGAGACCCTGCTATGCGTAATGGCCCTTGTGCTGATCCATCAATACAGGACACTATCATGGGTGCTAGGTGACCATCATACTCAGCATCAAACATAAGATGAATTAGTTTGTCAGGAGAATCCTTAATGGAGCATGACATATTCAAAGCTGTCATTGAGTCCACGACCGTCCTGACAAGTTTTTTGGTTGTACTGGCTGTTGTGTAGCTTTTTACCCCTCCTCCAATATCACATTCTCTATCACCCTCACCCAGGGCCCTATCCATAGAACCCCAGTAGTCAATCACAGACTCAAAAGAAGTAGGATTGCTCATGCACAGTTCGTGCCTAGCTCCTTGATTGAGTGAGGTGATCTTGTATAAACAATCACCCTGCCCAAGAGCTAGTGTTAAAACAACAAGTTTTTTAAACATTTAAAGAGGAACTTATAATTCTTTGGCCG